GTCGCTGAACAATTTTTGGAGGTTTTTTTAAATAGCAAGTTCCTAATGATGAATTCTTTTAATAAGATTGATGCCATTGCCACTAATGACTGCAATAGTGGTGGAAATTCTACTGATGATAATGTAATCAGTAATGACAGGGTTATTATTGCAGAGCCTGTTGACAGTTTGTCTTATACCACACCTATGATTGATATTGTTCATGGTGTTGATGCCAGTGTCGTTGATAATGATGACACTGATGCCAGTTTGTTTTATGAAAACTGTGGCCATTTAGAGTTCTTTATGAAAGTTAAGCGCGGTGACGTTTATACTTTGCCTTATTGTTGTTTGGGATGTTGTATCTTTTCCCCGGACACTGATATGAGATTGAACTATTGTTTTGAATTTTATCTACCTGAGTTAGAGATAACTATTAAAGTGTTGAGCCATGTTAGGTTTGTACCTCGCTCCGTTTTTATAGAATTTATGGACTCTATAGGTTTATTGAGAAACAATTGTTTCGATGCTGAAAGGAAAAGTGTATATGACTTTAAGTATTGTGTTCATGCTGAAAAGTTTGTTGTTGCTGCGTTTGATCAGTATTTATGCGTTAATTGGAATAGATTAATGCATGCTCTTAATGGAAATATATCCGAAGGATTTGATTTAAGAAATGAAATATATGAAGAAGCAGTAGCTGCTGTGGCTGTGCAGGTTGCGACGAATACATTCCGCAACATGCCTCCTCCCACAGTTTGGTCTATAGCTAGTAGTTTGTGGAATCGGTTAATGCATTCCATGAACGGAAATATTTCTGAAGATTTTATTCCAAGGAACGAGATTGTTGTTGACTTTGTTCAACAAGTGGCTGTTGTTGTAGCACAGAATGCGTTTCGTGCGGCACTTCAACCACCTACTTTCTGGTCTGTCAGTATGACGTTATTCAATAGACTTATGCATGCGTTAAATGGAAATAATGATCGCGAAGAACATATTCGTGATGTTTTTGATTTCACACCCAGTGCATATGGCGAATTAGAGAAAGCGTTGGCTGCCTCATTCACCCCGTTGAATAATGTAACTCCAACTGGATCACCCTCTGCTGAATGGGTGAAGTTGAATAAAACTGACAGGAGGGGTCATGAGATTTCGGAATTGCGGTCGATTGTAAGTCCTGCGAAACCTGAAACTCCCCCTACTGTCCCAGTTGTTAATACTAAGGTTGAAGCGCTTACTCCGTTAAATAAGCCTTACCTTCCTAGACCACGTACGCCGCCTGAAAATCGCCGTGTATCTAGGAAAGCCAGAAAAGCCCAAGGTACTAATAAGGGTCAAAACAATCCCGCCAAGCAGCATCCGCCTCCCGCTAAGAAAGGTAATGAAAAGCGTCAACAACGTGCTAAAGCTTGGAAAAATAATAATAAAGTTGTTGCACCAAAGATAGGGAAATTCGTTGCAAAACCTTTTGATGAGAAAATGCGTCAAAGGACCAGATCATGTCGTAATGGAATTGATTGGAATGCGAAAACGAGTAAACTAACTCCCGTTGCAGTTGCTAATAAGGTTATACTACAACAACAACCAGTGGTTGAAGTTCCTGCACCTCAGATACAGACGCAAGCCCAGTTGGCACCTGTTATGCCTCCTGCGATTCCACAGAGTTATGCTGTGGCTGCGCCTGTTCATATTGTGCCGGCACAGGAGCCCGTTGTTATTGATGTTGTACCAGCTCTTGAGGAGCAAGCGGTAGCGATTGCTGAACCTTTGGTTGAAGCGAAGGAAGAACCTGTTAGCCTGGTTAAGAAATTTGAAAAGTTTTATACTTTTAATTATACCATGAAAAACATTGTTACTAGATTCAGTGGTGTAATACCGAATGTTGTTGATAAATTGTGCACATTCGGCCAGAATGCTAATATAACTACTCATGTACGTAATGTAGTTGGTTCTTCTGCCATCCATATAGCCATGGTAAAGTTATTGTCCAACCCCAAAGTCCAAGTTAAGATTGCTCAATTGTATTATGAAATGGAGAAATTGTTCCAAATTTCTGTAGACGCAACTAATATGGATGTGTGGGCTCAGTCTTGTGTAGGCACACAATGTGGTAAAAGATTGATGAAGTTGTTGCAGCTTCTCTTTTTTACCTCATTAGCTACTGTTACTGGGTCTTTCATGTCCTTATGTTTTGTATTGTTTTGCCGTGCTTTTAGTAAAACAGCTACAGTAAATAAATTTAAGAAAAATACTGTGGAAATTATCAAAGAAACTGATATAGTACCAATCTCAAAAGTTGATGCTAGATTAGAGTCTAATAAATCATTTGTTGTTACACAACCGGAACATTATGTTGTGTATACACAAAAAGTTGAGGATTGTATGCGTGTAAGCATTGATACTCCTTTATGTAATTTATTAGACGTGGTTTTTGTTGGTAATGAAGAAGTGTCTCGACCTCTACTAGCGTCAAAAGAGCTGGTTGTGAATATGTGTCAGTCACGCAGTATATCCATAAATAATGCTCCTGAAATATTAGCGGAACGATTAGCTAGTAATTCTTCAATCTGCCAATTTATAAATTCGAATAAAACTGATATGTTAGTTGATGATATTCCTAACAATTCAGCTAGATTAGCTACTGCTATTGCCTGTACTCATCGCAATTCAGTTTTGACTACGGATTTATACAACTCGGTTTTTCGCGGGGGGGACCTTCTGCGTTTTGTGGAGGTCCCGGATTCGGTAATATATTGTACTTTAAACCCAGTCCTAATCACTCGTTCCCTGGCCGTTTCTTTTTGTACGGTTATCGCTGCACTGAAGTCGATATTAAGCCAGGTGAATTACCGGATGAGTCTAGTTTTAGCTATACTAGGGCTTTTAATTTATATGATGAGACGTTGCGTCCTCCTATGGCAGCGTCTATTCTTCCTCACATAAATGCTATACCGCCGCGGCCTGATGTTACACATCCAACATCAGCGTTATATGGAGCGGCAAAGCGGATGGCTTATAAGCCTAAACCTGTTTCTAATTCGGTCTTGAAAGGGTTTAGAAGGTTTGTTAGAAAATGGTTGAGAGACAATTTACTCCCATTAGATGAGTCTGAAGATTTTGACTTTGAAGAGTGGTTAAGTATGACTAACTACCCTAACAAACGCAAAGAAGTCTTGCGGAAAGCATACAGTGAAATTGTAGGTGATGAGTTATTTGATGAGCATAAGTTGAATGTAAATGCAAAAGTCAAATATTTTGTTAAAGAAGAATGGTACCCTGAATATAAACATTTTAGAGGCATTTGGACTCGTGATGATGCCTTCAAATGTTTATGTGGCCCTTTCTTTAAGAAAATTGAAGAACAATTATTCAAACTCCCGTACTTTATTAAGAAAATACCTAAAGATGAGCGTGCAGACTATATAATGCAGTTCATGGATAAATTAGGATATATTTTCCAATCAACTGATTTCACAGCATACGAAAGTCACTTTACAACCAAATTAATGTACTATTGTGAACGTGAATTATATAAATATATGGTATCTAAGACATTAAAAGGTCAGCGTCTATTAAGACTTATTTTCTATGTAATAGCAAATTTTAATTATGTGGTAAATAAATATTTCATCCTGGCAGTTTGTGCTAAGCGAATGTCAGGTGAAATGAATACAAGTCTCGGTAATAGCTTCGCAAATTTGATGTTTTTGTTATATGCTTGTTATTTATATAAGATAGATATATTAGGTCCTTTGGTTGAAGGGGATGACGGTTTAGCTGGATTGTCAAAGAATATACCAGCAGTTTACTTCGATGATATGGGCCTCAATGTTAAAATGGAGGTTGTTGAAGAAATATCGTATGCTTCTTTCTGCGGGATGGTATTTGATCCCGTAGAGAGGATATGTATTACAGACCCTAGGAAACCACTAGCTACAATTATGTGGGTTCCGCGCCGTTTTGCACAATCAAAAACGAGCAAGATACTCGGCTTGGTAAAATGTAAGGCCTTGTGTATGATATATGAATTTCCTGGATGTCCGATAATTTCAGTATTGGCACATAAAGTATTCTCATTACTTAGCGGTGTAGAGATGTATGATGGAAATTTGAATAATTATGAGCGTGCCATGTTTAAGCAGTACGTGCATAGATATGTAAATAAAGATGTCCCTATAGCTTTTCCTGGTAGCAGAACTCGTGTGCTTATGGAAAAGATGTATTTGGTTGACATCTCTATGCAATTAAGAATTGAGGAAGATATTAAATTAATGACTTTGGATTTTTGGGATACCCGCAGCGCTTTGAACATAATGCCCGAACTGTGGATTTCCAATTATCATGTTTATGTTGTTAATCGCACAACAAATAGGCGAAATTTTTGTGATTTCTCAATGTCTGGTACGAAAAATAAATATTTAGATAATCTTTATATGTTGAGACAAGATGGATCTGTAAAGAAAAGTATTGGTCAATTGTTGACTTTTGCACAGTATATGAACCACGGTAAATTTAAGGGTGTTCCTGTGTTAGAAGTTTTTCAGTTGTATAAGACTTATGTTATAGATTATGTTGAAAATCATTTTATCTTGATGAAAACTCTTGCACCGATACACTTCGGGATGCACTAAAAATACGATAAAAGTATTCCTAACGAATTAGGTTTGATAATGATGAATAGAAAAAGTCCAACAGATTTTACATCCTATAGCCAGTATGTGGGCTATAATGACCGATTTAAGCGTTTTAAATCGAAGTCAGCAGCAGAAAAACGTGCGGAGTGGGAAGTTTATCTCGCGCGTAAGAAAAAGGTTGCTGTTGAGTACAGAGTGAAGAACGATGTGAATCAACGAAGTTTGATCCCCAAACCACCCCCACAGCCTAGACAGCGTAACAGGTTGCCCAGACAGGTAATAGGAAGACCACGTGTTACTAAATCTCCTATATCTGAATGTACATTATTGTATGCACAGGCTTCCATAGATCCTTTTAGGAAGCTTGCTAAGAATCCATGTATTCCGGATTCCTTATGTGTACCGTCTTTCAAATTTTCTTCTAAAGTTGAGTGTGATTTATCAATCGGCTCTAGTGGCATTGGTTTTGCTGCCATGTGTCCTTGGTCTATGGCTTTTAATGACCCTGGATTATCTGGCGGCTTTATAGATGCGGCTATTGCTGTAACCACTCCTACATATAGTGGAACAAATTTGAATATTGATGGTGCGCAAGTCAGCAGTGGAAACATTGTGTTGTTTAACTCCAATTCCCCTTTCGCTTCTGGGGCTTATGGAGCTTCACCAATGCGTCTTGTTTCTGCTGGTGTTGAGATAATGTATACTGGGCAATTGTTAGACCAGTCAGGTGCAATCACTGTTTTACAAAATGATGGGTTGAATGGTTGGCACGATTTAACTAGCACTAATTTTATACGCTCTAATCCCAGAGCTACCACTTGTTCAAACTCAAAAGATAACAGATGTTATGTCAGTTATTACCCTACCGATAATAAATTTCTATCCTATGGTGTGTTACCCGACCAGTTCGCGTCCAGTATTAATGACTCCACAATTGAAAATCATCATCCGCTATTGATTTACATTTCTGGAGGTACACCCGGTACCACTTTTATGGTGAGAGCGATTGCTTATTTTGAAGCGCAAATAGAAAACTTTGCCGCAACGCCCTCTGAATCTGACCCAATAGGATATCCCGCTTTTCAAGCCGCCCGAACCCAAATGCTCCCATCTAATAATCCTGATAATGATCTTAAGACAACGTTGTTTGCAACGCTTAAGAACATTGGAACTAATATATCTGGATTAGGAGGTGCAGTAGGCGGAGCAATTGGAACAGCTTTCGGAAATCCTGCTGTTGGAACCGCCATTGGTTCAGCAGCTGGAAATCTATTAAATTCGATATTGAATAGTTAGCTGTGCTAGTCAGATAGCAAAATATACCTATACATTACCCCTGTATGGATGATCCTGGTGACAAGGGATTATTGATTGAAG